GATCCCGTTTGAGATCCATAGTCAGGCATAATACGACTAATCCGCATAATAAATTCTCCTTCGCCTTGTTCTCCTTCAGGTCCTCCAATATCATAGTCTCCGGATTCAACGTACGCTGCAATCGCATTGGTTGTTCCATCAGAGAATACTTCATCACTTCCTTTTTCTTGTTCCCACAAATAACTCGCACCATTTGAAATACCCACGACTGTTGGATAAGTCGGTGCTACAGCATTTTTGTATTCGGTTGCAAAAGGTTTTGTATAAACTCCTTCAATCGTCCATGTTGAACGAGCTAAAGAAGAAGTGTACCAAATAGGATTACCGGGTGTAGATTCCATATAATTATAAGTCACTGATCGATCGACATAGTCCGACCCTGAACTTGGATAGAACCAAGTAATTTCTCCAAAGAGAGCGTTAACAGCCACATGAATTTGTTGATTCGCATTAGCATTAATATCTTCAAAGACATAGTCTTCTACTAAACATCGCATCGTGTGAACTCGGCCTCCATCATACTTATAGAATCCAGTCGGTCCCATCCAATAAGCAATACCATCTACTTCAGCTGCGGAGTGTTGACTCGACATCCCACAATTAGTTCCAACTTGAGTAAAACCAAATGTTAAAGTCGGTCCGATATACTTCATCGTATACATGGCCGTATCAGACCAAATATAGACTGCTGATTTTCCTACAATAGCCCCAATCAATTTAGAACCATCCGTTAGTCGTTGACTACCTGCGGTATTGGTTGCGGTTGGAGTCCATACGGTTTGTGATTCTTGATTCGACCATCTCACAAACATATCATCTTGAGTCGTAGAACTTTGTAACGTGGTTTCTGTTCCAATACAAATTAGATGTCGATCGGGAACGGATACGACCATATCTCTTGAAGCGGTTGGAACTTCAGTTCCTGATATAACTACCGCTCGGACACTTAGATTAGGAACCGAAGGCTCCCATTTAAATATTTTTTTATTATGAACTAAAGCTAATAGATCTTCACCATAGTTTAAAAGTCTCCATTGACCTGGTTCAATTACAATGTTGGAATTTGTACTTGCGCTACCCCAACCGACAAAGTCTGTTGCATCACGAGTTAAAGTTCCATTCGCATGAACCACATCACTGGTTCCTCCTGCTCCTCGACTAAATCCAGAAAGGGTATTGGTTCCGGTATTATTAGTGGTGTAGGTAATTAATTCATTCTCTATTAAAATTGTTCCACCGCCAGCAGCTGTTGTCGGAAACGCCGCCGTACTAGTAAAAGTACAAGAGCTTGCTCCTGCAGCTAAGACCCCTCCATTATTAATAGTCGTTGAAGTAATTGGAGTTGTATAACCACCAAAAGTATTGGTACCCCAACCATAGCCATATCCTTGACTGATGGGTCCAATAACATAATAAAAATCTATTGTTGTGGATCCTCCTGAAGCACTTCCCGAAGCATTACTACCCATTTCAATCTCCATGGTTGTAGCAGTAGGTACATCTTTTACTTCAAAAAGTTTATCTTCAAAATCAGCATCAGTAAATCCTGTTCCTCCAGGAACGGTCACACTATCTAATAAAATAATATCTCCAACATCCGCCCCATGTGCTGTACTTGTCGTAAGAGTAACGGTTGCATCTCCACTCACCATTGTGAACGTAGAACTTGTTTGTTGTCTCCCTGTATCTAAAGGAGTGATATCGTAGACTGCACCTTCATAATAAATGTATAAACATTTATCAGTTCCAATTGCAGCGTATCTATTACCGGCTAAATCTACCCAGGTATGTTGATCACGACCAGCTCCAACAAGGTTATCGGATACTAGTTGTTGCCATCCGCCAATTTTTTCAGGAAAACCATATCTAAATCGGGAGTAATCGGCGTTAACCCACTTACCTTCTGCTCCTGTATCTGAAGATTGTTTGTCTAATCCAGGTTTTAATCTGATTTTATGTAACATATAAATCCTAAAATTTGTTTATAATATACCTAAATTTAACAATCAACTATAGATTTTAGGGCTTAAAATACCAGGCAGGTATGGTGTATCTATCCTCATCAGTAGTTGAAACTCCATGAAAATACAACTGTCCATCAAACCAAATACTTCTACCAGCCCGAGGTTCAATTTCCAACCCATCTTTAAAGACAGTCTTCCCTGAAGAAAGAGTATTAAGATAAGTAATAGAAGCAAGACGAGTTCTTTCCCTAGCAGTATCATAATGAAATTGATGAGAACTTCCTTTTTGTTGTTTCTTTAATTCTGCCCAATCAATTTTTAAATCAGGATCAAAATAAGTTTGGGCATAAGCTTCTATACGTAAAACCATCTTTATTATAAAAGGGTCCGAAGCCTTTGTAATATTCATAAGATAAGAACAAGGTCCCGGATCGTTCTCAGGCCATTTACACATTAAGTGTTTATTCTTTTTATAAAGACGTAAAAGTTTATTACACTCTGTTGGGGATAAAAAATTATCTTTAATAAGAATCATTTAAAAGTAAATACTCCTACGACTCGTCGTCCCGTTTTAGGGTAGTTTTGATAGTGCTTATAATGTCCCGGAAAACAAATAATTTTAAATTGCTGGGGAATAAATTCTTTAAATTTTTTTCCTTTTTTAAGAAGAACTGTTGAAGCATTGGTTTTATTTAAATACATAATTAATTGATAGTGAGGAAAAGAATGATCTATGTGAGGAACACTATGTCCTGGTGTAGGGTAAGTAAGATTAAGGGCTGCTCTAAAAAATTTTTTACACGGAAGTTTATGTTTTACTAAAAATCGTTGTACAATATTTATAAAAAAGACTGCCTCCGTAGATACTATATTTAAAGTATCTCTTTGAATTAAGTTGTGAAGAAAAAAACCTTTCTGGTCTGGAGGGTTTATTGTTTGAGAGGGTTCCCAGTAAAAAGGAAAATTATTACCTAATATAAATTCATTAATATATCTTTTTTCTTTTACAGTAAATACATCAGTATCTTCTATCATTGAAACTTTGGACCATTCCCCCATGCCACTAAACTAATTCTTTCTCCAGTAAGAACAGCAGAAACTTTATGTAAAAAGAAAGAAGGAAAAATAACCATGGTTCCTGGTAGAGATAATTCTGGAACTTCAAAACCTTTTCCAAAAGGATTTAAATAAAATTTTCCTCCAGTATATTTTTCCATTGATAAGTTAACAATCCCTGTCAGTTTAAGATCAGAGGCAGGATTATAAAAATCGGTATCAGTATGGTAATCGTATTTTCCTTTATTGGTAGAAGAATAAACATTATAATGCATATCAGTGTGTTCTGCATATAAAACATATCCAAAATTAAAACGGTTAGCCCCATGTAAACAGTTATACATTCTGTCAAGAAGTTTAATTCCGTTAGGGTTTACTATATGAACAGAAGAAGTTTTTGCCACATCACTAGCCACTCTGTCCTCTTCTGAAGTTATTCTTTCTAAAAGTTTTTCGTTAAGAAATTTAATTTCTTTAGAATTATAAATACCTTTATAAAACCAATAGGGGTTTCTCTTATTATTTATCATTATTTTTTTTATTTAAATCAATTACAAAAGTATAACGATCTAGTTTATTAGGGCTATCAGGAACAGAATGTAAAAAAGATGCATCGAAAACCGCCAACGAATTTTCTTTTCCTCCTAAATGCACTTCCTCTTTTCTTGTTCTAACTAAAGTTCCTAATCCCCTAGAATTTTTTAAAAAATAATTCACAGTTAAATCTACACCAAAATGAGAATGAAAATTAATATGATCCCCTTGAGTATATCTACCCCAACATTTAAAAACGGTAAATTTTTCTTTATACTCTTTCTCTATAATACGTTTAATTTTATTTATATAAAATTTAAATTCTGGAAGCTCATTTAAAAGTTTTGTCGATAGTCCCTTCATTGTTGGAGAATTAAATTTAGTTACCATCAAAGGTTTAATTAGCTTTAATAATTTTTTCCTTTGAGCCTCGGTAAAAATATTTTCTTTTCTAAAGAATTTAATCATCTTTAAAAGGATCTTTCTCTACAGCATCTCTCCAAGACTGAGAGGCTTCATCCCACCAGTGAGTTTTCTTTCCTTCTTCAAAATAAACGTTTCTAAAATATTCAGGCAAACCTAAATGTTCTCTTTTATCATATTTTAATTCTGAACTATTTTTTTCATTGTAGTGTAAAAAAACCTGACAATGTGATTTTCCTTTTAAAGGTTCTCTCCAATGTTCTAGATCGCATCCAGAATAAATAAGAATGTCTCCTGGTTTTTGTTTCACTGAAATTCCTTTAGCTCCTCTATTTCCAGTAGGATCAATAAAAATAGCCCACGGGTCCCCTCCTAAAAACATAGTAGCAGATACTGCACAACTTTTTCTATCCTTATGCCTTAAAAGCTCATCTCCTTTTTTATAAATCCTTGCGTATGAATAAGTAGGAACTAATTTTAATCCTGTATTTTTCTCCATAACAGGAACAAGTTTATCTAATAAACATTCCATAACGATATCAGCATAATGAGAATAGGTTTCTTTTATTTGTGTATCTCCCCATACTCCCCACTCTGTAGTAAAACCAGATATATATTTTTGCTCAATAAAAGTTTGAGCTACTTTTCTTTTAAGTAAAAAATAATCATATATAAATCTTATCATTTCAGCAGATAACGGACTTTTTATAATTTTATATTTATTTTTTTTAAAGCTCATTTAAATAAAGATATATTTCCTGCAACTGAAATTCTAGTTACTTTAGATTTAAAAGACATAACCTCATGACGTAAAGAAGCAGGAAAAATTAACATTTTATTTTCATGAGGTTCAAAATGTTTAGCCGAGTTTGACGCCCAATGATGTTCACCATATACAAAACTAATCCAACCTGGAGGAACAGCAGTAGTAGGACGAGGTTCTCGTAAGATTTCTTTAGGAACTTTTAACCATATAACAAAAGAAAGATCGGCGCCGGTATGAATATGAACAGGGTTATATTCTCCTGCCTTTTGATGGTTAACCCATAAAGAAGTAATTTTTGGATTAGGGTTAAAATCAAATTTCTGAGTAAAATGTTTAAACCCTTCAATCCATGTATCTATACCTCTTTT